CCGGGCACCCCGACGACGTTGCTGCTGGCCAGCGAGATGAACGGGCCGTAGAAGGTGACCGGTGCGGAGTCGCCGCCGGTCGTCGGGGTGAAGGTGCGAGCCGCGACGATCGGCTCGGGCTCGCGCCACTTGCCGTCCGGGCAGAACAGACTGATCACCGGCCGGGCGAACAGGTAGTTCTGCTCGGCCTCGCCGGCCAGCCCGTCGGAGTAGAAGGCCTCGATCTGGCGGACCGAGCCGCCGGGCCGCTGCACCCGCAGGACGCCCGGCCGCCGCCGGACGGTGGTCAGCTTGAACGCCTTGGAGATCTCCCGGTAGCGGCCGATGAACTGTTCGTGGTCGGCGCCGAAGACCTCCAGCGGCCATTGAATGGTGGCCGGCTTGCTGGAGATCGCACGAACCGACTCACCGCCGCGCGGCAGACTGTCGGAGGTGATCTCGATCGGTGCCGCGCTCCACCCGGAAGGTCCGGTGAGGGTGAACCAGCCCAGGTCTTCGCTGGTGTTGCTCAGTGGCCACTCGCGGCCGTCCGGGTCGATCCAGGTGAACGCGGAGGTGCCGGTGATCTCGTGGTAGGTCGCGACTGCGGCGCCGGCGGACTCCTGCACCGCGGTGATGACGACCAGTCCGCCGGAGAGCAGGGGCATCGGTGGCCGCCTCCCTGGATGCGCCGACCGCCCGGCCGGGGTAAGCCGGCCGGGCGGTCGGTGGGGTGGTTAGAAGTTGCTGCGGCTCACCCGGGACAGGGCGTCCCGGCGGGCCGACCACCGGTTCAGCTCGTCGTAGTCGAGCGTCGAGTTGCGGTACGGGAAGTTGTAGGTGTTCCCGCCGGCCATCGTCGTGCGCGCGTGTTCGGCGAGCGTCGCCATGGAGCGCCACTGGGTGTCGGTGAGCACCTTGTCGGGGGTTCGCCGGCCGTGGAAGACCTGCATCACCCCGCCGGGCAGGTTGCGGGTGTCCGGCAACAACCCGCCTTGGTCGTACGCCCAGTGAACGTGTGACCAGTGGATGGCCTTGACCGGCCCGGTGTAGACGTGACTACGACCGTCCTTGATCTGCTCCGAGCCCATCGGGGAGTAGATCAGTTCTCGGCTGTTGGGATAGTTGCGCCGGAGCCACTCGAACACGTCGCGCCGCGGCGGCAGGTCCACCGCCCGGTTCAGCGCGTGATACGACTGGTTGCCGCTGACCGTGACGGCCCCCGGCCGGTAGCCGGAGTTCAGCGGCAACCCTGGGAACACTGCCCGCAGGATGCGCATCATGCCCTGGACGCCGCCGAGCGAGTTGCCGGCGGTCATGCCTGCTGTGGTGCTGCCGTCAGTGATCTTCGTGGTGAGGTTGAGCAGCGAGGCGACCTTGTCCTTGAGCCCGTCGAGCAGGCGTGTCGGAATCTGGATCAGCCGCTGGACCAGCCAGGAATCCTTCTTCGGAATCTTGTCGTACAACCCTTTGGCCAGGTCGGTCAGCGACTTCGCCGGGTCGCGCAGGAAGTCGGCGGCGCTGGCGAACACGTCGCTGGCCTTCTTGCCGATCGACTTGCCGGTCTTGGCCAGCCAGTCGCCGAAGCCGTCGCCGACCGCCCCGCCGGCGGCGAAGGCGAACGGATGCCGGCCCTGCATGATCGCCTGCCGCATGGCGTAGACGACCCGGTGGCCGCCGGCCCGGCGCACCTCCTCGGCCGTCCACACGTGCTCGTCGTTACTGAGCCGCGCCGGGATCGAGTCACTGGTCGCCGTGCCGGGCCCGTGCACCGCACCACCGCGGGCGAAGCCCTTCGAGTCCGACCCGAAACCGGACTTGGTGTACCACTCGCCGGTCGGCTCAGTGATCTTGACGTTGCGCGGGGAGATGTCGAACTTGTCGGCCAGCCAGTTGTACGCCTTGAGGATGCCCTCGTTCAGGACGTAGTGGATGACCACCTTGGCGATGGCGCCCAGGCCGCGGGCGAACTCGCTCCACTTGTCGCCGATCGCCTTGAGCGCCTTGTCCCAGAGCGGCTTGACATGCTTGCTGATCCACTCGCCCATGGGCTTGAAGACGTTCTTGACCAGCTTGTCCCAGATCGGCTTGAAGATGTGCTCGTACAGCCAGGCGAACAGCAGGCCCATCGCCTTGAACGCGATGAGGATCAATCCGATCGCGACCTTGACGATCGCGGCGACGATCTGGATCAGGATGCCGATGGCCTTCAGGATCGGCTTGAGGATGTAGTTCCACAGGAACGAGATCACCGGGCCGAGCACCTTCGTCAGCAGCTTGACGATACCCAGCACGACCGGCAGGACGACCTTGTCCAGCAACCAGAAGATGATCGTCCCGAGCGCGCCGATCACCGTGCCGATCACTTCGAAGACCGGCTTGAGGACCTCGAACAACACCTTCGAGGCCTCGAGGATGCCCTTGTAGATGGGCAGGATGACCTGGTCGTAGAGCCAGAAGAACAGCTCGCCCAGCTGGCTGAGGACCCCGCCGATCGAAGAGAACGACGGCTTCAACGCCTCGTACAGGCTGGTGAACAGCGCGGACACGTTGTTGTAGAGCGGGACGAGGAAGTCGTCCCAGAACGCCTTACCGGCCTCGATCAGGTCGTCGAAGACCGGCTGCAGCGCCACCATCGCCTTACGCAGGAACCCGAACGCCGCCACCGCGCCGGTCTTGATCCCCTCCCAGACCGCGCGCAGAATTTTGCCGGCGGTGCCGGCGCTGCCGGCCAGCGCGCTGACGGCGATGATCAGGCCACCGACGATCAGTGCGATCAGGCCGGGCAGCTCGAGGCTGAGGGTGATCGTGGCCAGCGCGAAGATGCCGATGGCCGTGGCCGCCGCGGCGATGCCGGCGACCAGCGTGGTCAACTGCTTCTCGGGGATCTTGTTGAGCAGCTCGAACAGCTTCAGGAAGATCTTCGCGACGATGGTGCCGACCGGCGCCGCCGCCACCACCAGCTTGCCCAGGAACCGGGCCAGCTCCTTGATCACGGAACCGATCAGCGGTCCGCTCTCACGCATGTAGTCGAGGAACTGCTGGAAGCCTTTGTTGTCGGCCAGGCTCTGCGACCAGTCGCGGAAGCGCTGCGTCAGATCGAGCAGCCCGTCACTGACCTGCCCGGTCAGCGGGGTGAACGCCAGGAACAGGTTGACCACGCCGACGGTGACGTTCTCGAACATCTTCGCCAGCAGCTCGATCGTGGGCACCGCGGTGGCGGACAGGTAGTCGAAGAACTGCACGAAGGTCGGGCTCTTGAGCATGTCGGCGAACCGGGTGAAGGTGGCCCCGATGGCCACCGCGATCCGGTGCACGAAATCGAACACCGGCGCCAGGTTGCGCTGCGCATCCTTGCTGGTTTTCCCCAGGAACCCTTCCAGGCTGCGCTGCAATCCGGCCAGCACCGGGTCTGCCGCGCCGCGCAGCGCGAAGAACGCATCGCGCAGCCCGAAGATGTACCGGGCGAACCGCTGAGCGGTCGGGCTCAGCTTCGCCATGGCGGTGTTCAGGGTGTCCAGCTGCGAGCCGCCGGCGATCGAGTCACGGTCGGTGGCGTTCGCCAGCGCCCGCCGCGCGGAGATCAGGCTCTGGGTGGCGGTGAACTCGGCATAGGCGGCATCCTTCTGCTGGTCGGCAGCAGCCCGCCGGGCGTCGGCGAGCCGCTCCTCGACCTGCTGCAGTTTGCGGACGCCGGCCAGCTGAGTACGTGCCTGGTCCTGCTGGGCCCGGGTCAGTTCCCGCTGGGAATCCAGCAGCCGCTGGTCGGCCGAGTCGATGTCGGCGCGGGCCTTACGGACCTCCGCCGACTGTGAGATCCCCTCACGGAACTGCTTGTCCTGCTCGTCGGCGAGCTGGCCACCCTTGCGCTTGAGATCATCCATCTGCAGCAGGCGCTGCTGGTAGGTGATATCGGCCTGCTCGCGCTCGGCCTCGCTGGCGCGCGGGTTGGACAGCAGTTTGTCCAGCTCCTGCTTGGCCTTCGCGATGTCCAGCGTCGCCTGACGCTGGTCCAGCGAGTTGCCACGCAGCTGCGAGTTGAGGTCCTGCAACGCCCGCCGGGCCTGCACGTACGCCTCGTTCAGCGCGGTCCGGGCGCTCAGGTCGTCGCGGGCAGCGTCGGTGTAGTCGCGCTGAGCCTTGGACACCCGCAGAACGGCGTCCTCATTGGCCCGGGCCACGTCGACGACGGCGTCCTTCTGGTCCTGGATCGCGTCCCGGACCGCGCGCGCCGCCTTGATCGCCGCCTCGGCGTTGTTGCGCCGGGTATTGGCCAGTGCCATCTCCGCGCCGATGATCTGCTGCTGGGCGGCCTGCACCTGGTTGTTGGAGCGGCGCAGTGCGACGTTGGACTTCTGCAGGCTGTCGGCGTAGTCGCCGAGCGCCTTGACTGCGTCGCTGATGCCGGAGAAGCTCAGGAACAGCACGCCGATGCCGGACCCGGCCGCCAGGGCGGCAGTGCCGATCGCGCCGATCGCGCTGGCCGCGGCCGCGGCCGTCGGCACCAGGACCGTACCGATCGAGCTGCCCAGCGCGATCAGGCCGCCGAGGCGGCCCAGGTTCAGGCTCAACGCCTGCGCCATCTCGATCAGGCCGGTGACAGCACCATCGGTGTCGACCTTGACTTCGGCCTTGTCCCTGTCGATCCGGTTCAGCAGTACCAGGATGGCGCCCAACTCGGTCGCGGCCCGGGCCGCGTCCACTCGGACGTCGATGTCGATCGTCTTGTCCTGGGCGATCTGCTTGAGCCGGTTGAACTCCTCCTGGACCCGGTCGGCGAACGTCTCGGCGTCGATGTCGACGCCGATCTGCAGGTTGCCCAGCGCCCGGATCCGGGCGCGGATCGCCGCCATCTCCCGGTCGATGTCGTTGACCTGCAGGTGCACGGGCAGGTTGATGATGCGTTCCGCGGCCCGGCCGGTGCGCTGCGCTGCCTCGCCCGGCGTCGTCTGCTGAAAGACTCGCCGCGTCTCGTCGGCCTGCCGCTGCAGGTCACGCAGCTGCTGCGCCTGGTCACGGTCGCGCTGGCGGGCCGCCTCGGCGGCCTGCCGCTGCTGATCGCGTAGCTCCTGCTCGCGGGCCTGGCGCAGCTCGCGGGCCCGCTCCTCGAACTCCCGGCGGGTCTGCTGAGTCCGCAGCCGGATGTTCTGCTCGTCGATCTTCTGCTGCTCGGCGGCCTGCCGGCGGGCGATCTCAAGTGCGTCCTTGGCGGCCTGCTCGCGGGCAGACTTCTCCCGCCGGGCCTGCTCGGCGATCGCCGACTGCCAGTCGCGCAGGTAGTCGGCGGTCGCCTTCTCGTTGGCGCGCTGCTCCTGCGTCTTGATGTCGTCGAAGAAGCCGGCTGCCTGCTGGCGGGCCTTGTCCAGCGGCAGCACCAGCTCGAGGGAGCCGAACCGCTCGGAGAACTGATCTAGCAGACCTTCAATCTGCTCGAACTCGCGCTTGAGCGCCTTACCATCGATCTTGGCACCGATGCGCAGGTTCAGCGGGTTGTTGTCCGCAGACGCGGTGTCGCCGATCTTCAGTTTCTGCGCGTCCTGGATACGCTGACGCAGCGCGGCGACCGCCCGCTGCTCCTGGCTGGAGGCGGCGGTGACCTTCGTGTCGGGCAGCGCCCGCTCCATCGCCCGCAGCCGGCTCTGATAGGCGTCGCTGAACGCGTCACCTGCAGCAAAGCCGCGCTTGCGGGCCGCCTCGACGATGTCCTTGACGGCACCCAGGGAGGTCGCCGCGTTGCCGGCGTTGGTGAACCGGCCGACCGCGTTCTTGCCCTGCGCGTCCTGCTGCGCCTTGCGCAGGGCGTCATACGCCCGCTCGACCCGGGCGATGAACCCCTTCTCGTCGAAGCCTTTGCCGAGGTCGATCTCGCTGATCGCGACCAGCTCTTTGCGCAGCCCGGCGAGGACCCGGTCATTCTGCGGGATGTGCGCGAACGCGGCCTGCACATTCTTGATCGCGTTGTCGGCGAAGGTCTTGCCGAGCACCTGGGCGGCCTTGGCGGTGTCGCGGTCCGCGTCGCGGGCCGCGTTGCGCATCGCGCCGCCCAGCTGCGCGCCCAGGCTCTTGTCCAGATGCTTGGCGATGTCGCGGGCACCCTTGGCGACCAGCGTCTCGAGGTTCAAGAACGACGGGACGATCTCCAGGTACGCCGTGCCGGCGGAGTAGGCCACCACCCACCTCCTTGGTCAGGGATCAGAGGTGGGTGGTGACGTCTGTTCAGTGCAGTTTCAGTGCAGTTCAGTGAATTTTCAGTGCAGAACGCGGCCGCCGGACAGCTCTGCGGCGGAGCGCACCGACCCGTCCGGCTGGCCGATCATTACCTTCGAAAGGATCTTCCGGTGCTGTCGGCGGGGATCGGCCAGCTTGTCGGAGGCTGTCTTCGGCCGGGGGAACGGCTTGATCTGCGGCGGCTTGCCGCCCTGCACGGCGATCACAGCCTGGACGAGGTCGCCGAGCCGGTCGATCTGCACGGCCATGGCCTCCATCAGCGGGGACCAGTCACGCATCCGCACCGCCTCCACGGCCGGCGCCGGCTGCCGGGCCACCTGCTCGGCCAGCTCCTCGTCGAGGCTGACCGCCTCAACGAACGCCGAGTTACGCGGCAGGTGGTCGATGCGGCTGAGCAGGTAACGCCAGCGCCTGGCCCGCCACAGCTCGCCGAGGCTCTCGCCGCGGTCGGCCAGGTCGTTCTCTATCGGCCCTGCATACCGCTCAACGAGCGAGCAGAGCCGCCGAGTTCCCCCAGGTCGGTCAGCCCGAAATGCTTGCTGTAATCAATGATCAGCTTCTTCATCTTGCCGACCGGCATCCGCTTGGCGAAGAACCGGTCCCGCTGGTCCTCCTCCAGCAGCACGTGCAGCATCAGCCGCGGATTCTCCTGCCCGACGATGATGTCCTGGAAGTCGACGTCGTCGGGGTCGAGCAGGTGGAAGAACTCGCCGCCGTGTTGGAACCAGAACGGCTCCTCCGGGCGCTCCTTCTCGTAGGCGTCCAGGTTGCTACTGAGCTTCACCCCCGGCGGCAGCTGCTCGATGCGTCCGGCGGTCTGCGCCAGCGGCCGGGCCGCGTCGTCGGCCAGGGCCTCGGCGAGCTGCTGCTCGGGTTCCGGCACCGGTTCGGCGTACGGCTGCACCGGCGTACCGCCGGCGAGCGGGTCGTGCTCGATCATGGGTGGTTCTCCTCGGGTGGGCGGGCGTGACGTGCTCAGACCTTGGGGGCCCTGACGGTGACGGTCTGCTCCGGCTCGGGCAGTGATGTGGGCGCGGCCATCGAATCCGCCGGCGTCGCCGGCGTGCCGTCGGCCGGCTTCGGGGCGCCCTTGGAGCCTTTGAGGACGAAACCGAGCGCCTCCAGGTTGATCCGGTCGATGTCCCGGGGTCCGGCCTGGCGCTCGAGGTACCTGCCGTCCTTGTCGATCTTGACGTAGGTGTCGGGCGAGTCCGCCATCGCGGCGCTCCTTTTCCTCGATCTGGGTGGGCGATAAGAAGACCGGGGCGGCGGCGCCCACCCAAGCTCTGCCGCCCCGGTCGTTTCGGGCACGAAAAAAGCCCGCGTCGGCGGGCCGATGTCGTGCGGTCTGTCAGCTGGCCTGCGTGATACCCATCGCGGTGATCATCGACTTCCAGCCCGGTCCGCCGTAGATCCACTCACCGTCGATGCCGGTGGTCGGGTCGGGCTCGCCGCGGAAGGTCAGGGCGTAGGTGACCGGGTCGTCACCGTCGCTCATGTTCTGCTCACCGCGCTCGATGACCTTCGCGTACGGGAAGTAGCGGGCCATGTAGATCTCGCCGGCCTCGTTCTCGTCGACGAACAGCGCCAGCAGCCGGTAGTGGTAGTTCAGCGCGACGCCGGGCTTGGCGATGCGCACCTCGCTGGTGGTGGCCGCCGCAGTGACGTTCGCCGTGTTGACACCGATGTAGAGGCCCAGCGTGAGCAGCTTGGTCTCCTGGGCGGTGACGGTCATCTGCAGCACGTCGGAGGTCTGGTCGGTGCGCGTCGGGGTGGACGAGCCGAACGAGGTGACCTCCGAGTTCTCCGTCTCGCGACCGAACCCCATACCGTCCTTGGTGACCCAGCCGAGATCCTGGTATCCGGTGGGCAGCGTGACCAGGCTGGCGTTGCTACCGGTGGTCAAGGCCGCGAGGTTGGCGGTCGCGTAGGGAGCGATGAACGCCGAGCCGCGAAGACTCTTGCGAATGAGGGAGGAGGTGCGCTCTTCCCAGTCGACGTACGACGTCATATGCCCTGTTCCTTTCGAGTCGAGGCATCAGGTGAAGCCCCGACGAGCGCGGGGCGGGCGATAGGTGGGCAGCTCACGCCACGATGTGGCGGCGCGAGACGACGGTGTAGGCGGCCTCGAACCGGAAGATCCCCGGCGCCCACGGTGCGACTTCCTGCGGTGCGGAGTCGACGACGACCCGGTCGATCAGCACGGCGCCGTAGCGCAGCCGGCCGGGCTCCAGGAAGGCGGCGACGTCCTCCGCGGTCGCGTGGCCGCGGGTGTAGTCGTCGTCGAGCACGTCGACGGCCAGCCGGGCGTAGTCGTTGAGCCGGTCACGGGGCCCGCCGGCGCGGGTGACCCGGATGAACGGCAGCAGCCCGGCCAGCTCCGGCGGGGTGGCGATGCCCACCTGATCTGGGCCGGTCACGGTGGCGAGCAGATGGGCGACGGTGGTGGGGATGTCAGCGAAGCGCTCCGGCAACGTCCACCTCCTGCGCTAGGCTGCCCGGCATGGACGATCTGGAGATAGACGACATCAACGACATGATCGAGACGGAGATCCTGTCGGGGAAGTTCGTGACGAGCCCCGGGTACAAGCCGATGACCGGTGACGGCAGTTACTGGCGCGAGCTGGTGGGGCACCCGCCCTCCGGGCGCGGCTACTGCCGTACGTGCGGGCCGGCGACCAGCTGCCTGTTCGTCGTCTACCTGGACGCCGTGATCGAAACCGCAGTGCGACGTACCGTCGCGTGCCTCGAGGGCAGGCCGCTGCCGGAACTGTGGGATTCGGTGACCGTCGCGGCGCAGCTCGGCGTCAGCGGGTTCCGGGTCCGCGAACTGCGCCGCCGGCCTGACTTCCCGTGGCCGGCGTACCCTCGGCTCAACGGCGGCCTGGTGTGGACGGCCGAGCAGATCCGCGCGTTCGACCGGGCCTGGGACCGTACACTGCGCCCCGGCCGGCCCCGCAAGAAGCCGCGGAAGCACTCAGTCGTCGGCGACCAGTTCGATCCACTCCAGGGTGCGGCGCATGACCCGGTGGTCGGCGCTGAACCGCTCACCGTTGCCGCCACCGACCTCGACGAGGATGGCATGCCGGGAGTCGTTGACCACCCGGCCTGACCAGCGGGCCATCGGCACACCGATGACGCGGTACGGGATGTCGGGCGCCACCAGCACGTCGGTGCGAAAGCTCGCCTGGTACTCGCCCTCGTCGTTCGGTGCGATCAGCTCCGCGTACCCGATCGCCTCATCGGTGATCGTGCTGATCGCGTGGTGCAGCTCCGGGCCGACCGCGCACCGCGCGATACTCGGCTTGTCCGGCTCGTAACCGGCGAAGTGCACATGATCGCCCCGGTACGGTCCGGCGCCCTTGTAGAAGCGGGCGTTCTCGACACCCATGGCGGCCTCCCCGGACAGCAGTGTGCGGTGCGACGTCTGAACGGTGCGTGGGCACCTATCCGATCGCCGTCGAGCAGATCGCCGCGGGGAAAGAGCTGATGCGCACAGCCTTCGTCGACCTGGCAGCGATCTGCTCGCGCGCCGCCGTGGACGCTACCCAGCTGGAACAGCTTTCCTGGCGGTTCTTCGACGGCAATCAGGCCGTCAACGAGGCGCTCAGCCGGTTACCCGGCGCAGCGGGATCTCCACCGCCTCGTTGAGCCACACCCGCGGCTTCTCGACGACGTCGTAGACCTCGCCGCGCACGACCACCTGGTCCAGGGCGCTCAGCGGCGGGCTGTCCGGCTGCGCGTACAGGGTGCCGTCGGCCACCACCTGCTCGGCGTGCACCTCGTTCTCGCGCCCGGCGCCGGGCGCGAACACGCACTCGTCGACGGTGATGTCCACGCCGCTGCCGGGCAGCGGCCGGTGGAAGGTGTCGTAGCGCACCGGATAGCGGAAGATCACCGTCTCGGCGGAGGCACCGCCGGAGAACGCCATCACTGACCGCCCGGGCCGAACAACAGGCCGAGGCACTCGTCGTAGCGAGGCCGGCCCGGCACCATGCCGCCGGTGACCCGTGCGCTGCCGAGCCGGCCGCGCGCGCCGCGTGTGCCGGCCGGCGGGATCAGCATCCCCGCCTCCGCGGCAGTGATGGCCAGCATGCCGCTGGCCGCGTCGACGTCGAACGACCGGCTGATCGGCCCGATGGTCTGACTGCGCAGCCCGTCGGGGTTACGCAACACCCGGGCCGCCATGTTCAGCACGGCCAGCCCGGCCGAGTCCGCCGGCACGGTGCCGGCGGCGATCCGGTCGTCGATGCCCGGGTAGCTGTCGCGGACCAGCTGACTGGCGCGTTTGAGCAGCGCCCGGCAGGTGGCCTCCCGGGTGGCGCTGAGACTGCCGTACAGCTCGGTGTACTCCCCGACGGTCGCCAGCGGCGCAATGCTGGAGATCGGGTCGAAGCGTTCGAAGAAGCTGTCCTTGCCGGTCGCGGTGCCGCTGGCGGAGAACACCGCCTCGTATACGCCGGCCAGCGCGCCGACCAGCACGATCGGGTACTGGCCGGTGTGCTGGCCTTCCACGATCTTCTCGGGCACGGCGACGTCGGCCTGCAGGACCGCGCCGGTGGGGGTGTGGATCCAGCTCATCACCACGGTGGCGCCGGGCGCGGTGGTGTAAGTCAGTTCGATGGCGTCGCCGACGTCGCTCATGCCGTCCTCCTGATCCCCGCCGAGGTAGGGCCGGTCCTGCTCACCGATCCCTCGGCGTGCGTCACCGCGATGGCCGAGGGGTAGGCACCCCACAGCGTCAGCACCTGCGCGGCCGCGGCCAGCCCGGTGCCGGCCGACAGACCGGCCAGGGCGAACCGGCGCGCGGTCACCGCCGCGCTCAGCCCGGCCGCCGCGCTCAGTGCCGCGCCGCCGGGGCGTTTCGTCGTGGCCGCGGCGACCAGCCCGGTCGCCGCGGCCAGGGTTGTGCCGGCGTTCTGTGCCGCCGCCGCGCTCAGCCCGGCCGCCGCGCTCAGTGCCGCGGCGCCGGGGCGCTGGCGAACCGCGCCGGCGGTCAGGGCGCTGGCGCCGGCGAGGCTTGCCTGGCCGGTCAGGGTGGCCACGCGACTATGCCAGGGTCACGACGACGCTGGAGATCGCGAAACTCAGCGAGTCGCCGGACGAGACGGTCTTGCTCGCGCTCAGCGCGCCGACCCAGGCCCGCCGGGGCGAGCCACTGGAGTCGTAGATCTCCACGCCGGTGATGGTGGCCGCGGGTAGCGCGGTGAAGGTGATCGAGTTGGAGTTCGCGGCGCTGCCGGACGCGGCGGCCGCGAATGTGATGCTCTGGCGCGCGTACGAGCCGCCGGTGACTTCGATGCCGGCGGCCGTGTTGGTGCCGGTGGACGTTTCGAGGGCCAGTTTCATCGGGGTGGTCGGCGCGGCGAAGCCGGCGGTGCCCAGCGAGGCGTCCAGCAGCCGGTTCGCCTCGGCGACGACGATGTTGTTTGCCATGATCAGCCTTCCTGCGAGCCGGTCGGTGCGGTCCAGCCGGGCTGGTCCGAGCCGGGACCGGTGGTGACCAGGTAGGCGCGCAGCTGATCGCCCTTGGCGCCCTCGGGTGCGTCGGCCAGCTGTCCGCTGCAGCTCTCACAGCCGGTGGCGATCTGGTGGCAGTCGAAATGCCAGGACACCGTTGCACCGTCCGCGGTGGCCAGGACGTGACGCGGGTGATCGTCTTCGCTGGCGCAGCCGATGCAGGTGCGCAGCAGGTTCGGCATCTCGTCTCCGTTTCGTGGGCGATGAGGCACACCCGGCCGGCCGAGCCAGGCCGTGAGCCGGCCGGCCGGGTGTGGGTCACTGGATGACGCCGGCGTCCTGACACGCAGCGATGATTTCGCTGCGGGTGGCGTCGGAGGCCACCTCGACCTCGTGCTGACGCGCGAAGGTCTGCCAGGCCGCCGTGGAGGCGCCCTGGCCGGAACGCGGCGGTTCGAGAACCTCCGGACCAGCCTGCGCCTGGTCACCCTTGTCGTCGGCGAGCGGATACTCGCCGACCGGATACTCGAGGTCCGAGCGGGCGATGACCGTGCCGGGCGAGGCGTCCGGTACGGCGCTGTCGCCGGACTTCTCGTCCAGGTTGGTGATACCGGTGGCCGGCGCCGCCGGGATGACCGGCTGGCTGGCGGTGCTGACCTTCGGGGTGCCTTCCGGCCCCCACGGCAGTCCCGGCTCGTCCTCGACGGCCTGCCAGCACAGCGGGTTGGTGATGCGGGCCGCGACCTCGGCCGGCGGGACGGAACCCGCCGGCCAGGCCACCCCGTCGAGGATGACCAGCCGGGTCAGCTCGCGCTCGCCGCTCACCAGAGCGTCGCCGCGAGCAGCTTGTTGGCGTCCGCGATGACCGGCATGCCGATCGCGGCCACCTTGGTCCACGTGCGGACCGGGTCGCCGTCCTTGGTGACCATGCCGACCAGGCCGGGGGCCTGCGCGAAGGTCAACTGCGGGTTGTTGAGGCCCGCCAGCTCCAACGCCTCCGCGGTGACGCCCCAGAAGGTGCTGCCCAGCGACGACGCGGTCGCCGGGAGCATGATGCCCTTGTTCGCGGCGATGATCCGGGTGGCGGTGCCGGCGACGTACACCTGCGAGTCGTACTGCACCAGCTGCGGCAGGTCCTCGGAGTCGAGGATCGCCGCCAGCTGCGAGCGGGTGATGATGCTCGGCGTGCCACCCAGGTTGGCGTAGCGGCTGCGCACTGCGGCGTTGCGCAGCAGGTGACCGATCGCCTGACGGGAGGTCAGGAAGTACGCCGGCGTCTCACCGGAGTCGTCGGTGTAGGTGTCGGACCAGCTGCGCAGCTCGTCCAGCGGGTCCGAGTTGTCGTGGTCGGTCCACGCGGTGGCCGCGGTCGGCAGGTGCGAGCCGGGCGTGGCGCCGACGGTGTCGACGCCGAAGTTGGCCTCGATGCCCTTGAGGCCGTTCTCGCCGGCGAAGCTGAACTTGCCGGTGGTCAGGACCTGGCCACGGGCCAGCTCCATCCGGGCCAGGATCGCCTCAGTGTTGATCCGGGCGTCGTTGTAGAGCGCCTGGATGAGGCTGTCGGTGTTGTCGCCACCGGAGCGCAGCATCTCCAGCTTGAGCCGCTCCTCCTCGCCGACCAGCATCTTCTGGCTCAGCGGGGGCAGCGCGACCCGGGAACGCTGGAAGTTGTCACGCTCGCCGATGGGCGTCTCGGCGTCGAACGCCCGGAACATCGCCGCGCGGTTACGCGTGAACGCCGTGGTGAACGCGGCCTCGATGTCGCGGATGTTCTGGTCCGGCAGGAACCGGTTGAGGATGTAGTTGGCCGGAACCGGCAGCTCACGCACGAAGCCCGTGAGGACGCCCGGCTCGATCAGATCGAAATTCAGTGCCATGGTTGCGCCCCCTCTCAGGCGATGTAGACGAGCCGGCCGGCGACGTCGGTCTGACCGGCGGAGTCGACGCCGTGGTCAGCCGTGATCGCGGCGAGCTTGGACAGGCGGACGGTGCCGTGCACGAGCAGGGCCGCACCGAGGTACAGGCCGGATCCCGTCACGGACTTGGTGCCGAACAGGTGACCCACCATGACCTGGCGGCCGTCGGAGGCCGTGTTGTCGTAGGGGCCGTACATGCCCTGCGTCGCGCCGGCCGAGGTGACCTGCCCGAGGGCGACACCGCCGGGGATGAGCTGGTTGCCGGTGTAGTAGCTCTTGGCGCTGAACAGCGACTTGACCAGCGTGATCGTCTGGGTCGAGTCGGTGCCGTGCGCGGAGCCCAGCCAGCTGAAATTCTCGGGCGACCAAGGCCCGTAGCTGCGGGGTGCGAGGTCCATGGGTTCTCCAAAATGGGCGGAGGCGCGCGGGGAACCCCGGCGCCGGCTGCGTTAGCGGAAGCCGCCGTCCGCGAGGAAGGCGCGCGCCTGCTGGCGCCCGGCCTCCAACTTGTCGAGCGGTGCGGTCGTCTGGGCGCCCTGACCGAGGTCCGGCAGCGCACGCGGCAGGCCCGTGACGGGCTGGGCCGGCTGGCCGGTGGTCGGGACGCCGACGGGCAGCGCGCCCGGGGCGGCGGTCGCAGCCGGTACCGTGACGGCGGGCTGCTGAGTCGGGGCGACGGTGTCGACGAAGGCGGCGACCTTGGCGGCGTCCACCGTCAGACCGTCGGCCCCGAGGAAATGCTGATGGTTGAGGTTGCTGGCCAGCGCCTCGACCTGGTGCGGCTGCAGCCGCTGCTGCAGGCCGGCGCGCACATGCGCGTCGACCAGTACGATCGCGGCCCTGCCGGTCGCGACCCGCTCGCCTTCGGCGCGCGCCGCGGCGATCGCCTTCTCCTGGTCGGTGGCCTGACTGGCCACCAGCTGGTCGTACTGACCGGCCTTGGCCTTCAGGTCGTCGTAGTCG